CCGCGTAGCCCACCGTCGAGGATGGGTCGCTTCCGTGTTAATTCACGGAAAATGTATTGGACAAAGTGGTTGACTCCTCACAAAGGGGGGTGGTCGGATCGGCTACAAAATGCCCCAACACCCAAAACGTGTTTTGTGTTGCCCCAACCGCCCCTTACGGGGCGGATTCAAACAAATATATATACAAATGATTGTTAAAATGAGTTAAATGAAATGTAACGAACAAGTTTAAAACAAAAACCAACTGACGGCATCTAAAACAGCCGAAGCGGTTTCAGAACCACCAGCCAACCATGAAACGGCCGATGAAACGCCGTTATAAACTTGTTGATACCAGGGTACGTCTGCTGATGAATCCCCACCAGTTGTGATAACAGGAACAGCGGGAACCCCAGCCCCAGACGCTTGGTTCATAAGTTGATCAGGTGATGCAACAGTGGACGCCACTGTTGTTTGACCAGGCTGGGAAGGTGCTTGAAATGTTGACAAGGCGTTGGAACCCGCACCAGTACCAGCGCCAACCTCAACGTTGACCACGGCTGTAACTGTGATTGATGTACTCGTTGGAACACCAGTCACACCAGCAACCAATGGTTGTAAGAATGTGCCAAGATTCGTGGTCATCGTACTGTTGCTTTGCACAAACGCAAAGTCCGATGAATCCATTGGGGCCCAAGATACCTTGGCACATCCAGTTATGTTTATACGTTTACTAAAACACCACGGGGAGGACATGGCGGTGATATTGGTAAACCCATCAAGACACGAAGTAGAAGGGGCAAGCGGTATACGACCGGCAAATATGACACCTGCAGCGGCAGTAGCCGCTTGGCCCACTTCAACCTTTAATCCTGATGAGACGACCCTGACAGCAGTACCGGCAGAACCAGCAATTGCACAATTTGATGCTGCGGTTGCCGTACCTGTGGCACTCCAAGCTGTCGCAGGGGTCGCAAGTTGCGTGTACGATGAATAACACGCCAACTTAGTAGTTGTTAGAGAGGTGTTGAAAGTATTACAACACGCATTTGGGTTCAGCATTACCACAGCATCCGCCGCTGTGGTAAGAAAGGTATACTTAATAAACATTTGCATCTTGTTTACACCAGTCGAAAACACACCAAACCCAAGGGAGGGTGGTTGCGTGCCCCAAGGATCTAAGAGAGCTTTGATATAGGATTGCACAATGGACGACATTCCCAAAGCAAACTCTCGATTTAAATTATGGGGAACAGCACCGTCCTTTAACAGGACGCCACGCTCCGAACGCTCAACACGAGCTACTTGTTCCTTCATCTCCTTAATACCTTTCCTATTACCAGGGCCCAAAAGAGGTCGATTGGATTCCTCATGCTTCACTTTACGTTCAGCTTTTTTGATAAGCTTTTCCTCGTGACGCAATTTAGACTCCTCCTTCTTCTTTGTAGCATGCTCAGTAAGAGGACCGATAAATTCCCTAACCCCCCCCAACAACTTTGGTTTACACACTATGTTGAGGAGAGGGTGGTCTGGATCCACCCTGCAACATGACATACAATCATACGAACCATCATGATGCACGTCAAAATTTGCAATTCGGAAATTCGGAAACTTTTGGAGAAATAAGAGCAGATTGTGCTCAAAAACCCTGGAGCGACAACGAAATACTGTTAAATCACCCACAGTAAATGTGACCTCCGGGGAGTACTCCCTCTCAACAAAACCTACCTGGATGCCGGAAGACTCCTTATGCTCATTACCACAATGAGTGTGTGGTCGAAGGGCAACGACAGGAGCTGGTAGTCGATGTAGTCGAGATGGGGCAAGACGAACTGGTTGTTTTTCCTCCTTGACCTCAGGGTCCTGGTCAGATTTCTCATCGCCAACCAGGTGGAATGGAGTGGTGGGCACTGAGATGTCCGCAATTCGTTTGGATTTATCAACTCCTCCCATAAGTTTGGGAACAAGGGAGAAATTGGAGGCAGCGTCAAAATCGGCTTGTTCTGCAGGACGTATTTTGAAGCCACCCTCGGCCTTTACGCGACAATATATCGCAAAATTAAACACCCGTGACCACAAACACAATACACGTTTCATGGCGGGGTGAGGCTGAAAGACAAAGGCCTTGGTTATACCCCCAAACCCAGTAATGGTAATATATGACCAGCCGTCAAATGGTTGACGGTCCATTGGCCAAGGCATAAGACCAACATCCAATGGGATGTCATCAATATCTGTTGAAGACAAACCTAATAGCATCTTCTGAACTGTAGCAAATGGTATTTCCACAGGTTGCTTTTTAGGTTTAGTTTTCTTGGGACGATTTTGATGTTTAGGTAAGGGGGGTTCCTTGTGGACCATAGAACCCACTGACTTTTGATGAGGGGAGTAGTGACCATAGTCATGGTCACAAGGAGACGGGGGAGGAGATTCAAGATTGGGGTACTCAGCCTCGCGTGGTACCACATCTGGGATGAAGGGTTGTCCCGGAACTGTGAGAACCGGTCGTGGGCGACAAATTTGGTCGCCGCCCAGACATTCCCAACGACGCTCAATTGGGCAATTGTTCTCACAATCCTGCCGACAATGGGGTCCCTGATCACAGGGGTGACAATCTGAATTATCCAATGAAGAATGTGTATGGAGGCCTCCACCACCAACATTGATGTAGGTACACTCACTAATACACTTTCGTGAAGGTTGCTGCTTTATTAAACTCTCAGGCAAGGAGAGGATTGGTGCGCACCGGCGCGGTTTGAGTTTTTCAGCACTCATCTGCTCTTGTTCTGCCGAAGCCATTGACAAGGACGATTTACTTTCTTCCTCAAGACCATTGAGGGATTTGGCCGCATCGAGAACGGCTAACTGGGGGGGTTGTGAAGCGGATCGGAAAATTTACTATATGGCATGCATCATCGACGCAATTGTTTATCCTTATGGCCATAACACATGCAGGGATCCAGCCTGTAGAGGTGCAGTTTAAAAAAACACCTTGGCACCCTCATAGTCAATAGCACTTGTGCGTAGACGTAGGGAATGATACCCCTCTTCAAGAGGGCCAAAGTATTTGGCGGATACCCACGCCTTCGTGAGGGCATCATCTGAAACGTCGCGGTAGCCAGCCAAAGCGAAATCTTTTTCTGATCCCGTTAGGAAGGCTGCTTTGACATTCCCTAATCTAGCGATCTCACTTGCCAAGAACTTTTGTGCAAATGGGAACGCTGTCGTGGACAACTTTAAACCAATACATGTTCCCTTATGAATTTGGTCAAGGGACGCATGAGTTGGAGGTTTGCAATAACAACCCAACTTTGATAACAATCGACCTATTTTGGGAACCATAACCACTCCTGATTGCCAAGGTGCAAATCGATTCGAACAGAATTCTGAATCAAACACACTCTTATGGGTCTTGGCAACACACTTAAACCCAAGATTACGGAATCCCAATGCCCAAACTGGTTCGGGGATAGGGATTTTTAAAAAAGACAAGTTGTCGTCACCCAGGACTATCATCTCCACTATCTCCAATGTACGCTCTATTGAAAGATTAAAGTGTTCGGAAATTATGAATAAATGAATCATAATGTTGAGAAGAGAATTGGCCCAGGCCGTCCACGGATCCCCCGACTTCCTACCGCCGGGGGTCCAAAATTTAATACCATGGGCCGAACGACCATGGGTTTTAATGTTAGCACGAAACAACTGCAACCATAATGGCGGTGCTCCAAACTTCCGAGCCATCCATAGCAGCAATTTTTCCAACCTGGGATGAATAGAATTATCCCACGCACTAACATCATTTTCGAGGACAGACTGAGCAAACTTGTTTGCCCAATCGCCTATCTCTGTTGCCGTCATGCCTATTGCGAC